TTGGCTTCTTGGTTTGTTGATAAAGCAGGTGCGCCTGAATAAACATTGTTCTCATCATAACCACAAATTAGATTACCGTCCTTGTCTGTTGTAATACATTTGACAGGAAAGCCAGCTCTTTCAGAAAATGTTTTGTTATCAACATGAAAGACGATACCTTTGTTCAGACTTGGTTGTCCATCAATACTCAGATAGTAATGTAGTTCTCTTTCTTTCTGTGAGTATGCACCAACTGCAGCAGGTAATTTATCTCTACTCAAGCGGTCAAAAAATTCTTGTAAGCCTTGACTTATTTTTTCCAATGATAAAGATGCACCACCATCCAAACCACCTTTCAGTATGTAGATACCGTCTTGTGAAAGAAAGGACAAACCAATGTTTGGTATTGGAACAATGGAGTGAGGTGATAATGTGCCTACACCTTGTATGAATGGCACTAATTCAAAACCATTTACACCATCACCACGAATAAGGTCAATGGCATTTTCTCTGAATACAAGTAATGAGTTGTAGTATGGTGCCAAAGCTGTGATGTCTCCACCTTCTCTGGTTCCAACCTCAAAATAGTCATCAGCTCTGTATGTATCAGGTTGTAGTGGCCTTGAATAATACAGACGTGTTGGGTCCATTTCACCACCATCAACAAAAAGAGTATTTTTGAAAGCTGCTGAGAACCTTGCTGAGGTTGATGGAAATACAACACTATCATTTGCTGATGGTGCAGCAGCACCTAATTGACTATCACTTAGGAAGTCCGTATAGATTGTATCGCTGTTGTTATTTATTTGTTTGCAGAAGAAATAGTCGTCCGTTCCATTTGTGGTTCTATAGATACGACGTGCCTTTACACCGTTTGGTCCTGTGGGTATCTGAACGATAAGGCCAGGAAGAGGCACTGCAGTTGTTGAACCACGGGTCAAGTTTGAACTTTCCCATTTGGCTTCATTACTTTCTGCTGATAGAGGACTTTCAGAACCGTTTTCATTTACAAACGTTACTTTGTAGATGTATCGATTTACTGCTTCGTCTGTTTGTGTTCCTAAACCTCTGTATGATGGGTCTTCAAAGTATTGTGTAAAACCTGAATTACTAATGTAAGTGTCAGTGCTTTCCAAAAATGTTTTTGGTGTTAGTGATGAGTTGGCAGGACCAGGTGTTCTGACTGTTGGTGTTCCTGGTGTGCTACGCCATCCTAAGTCATACACATAGTCTGATGGATTACCACCACTTGATTGGCCTCTAAATTTTACCGGTCCATCGAAACCATTAGTAATAATAAGATAACGACCAAAAGGTTCATAACTTGTATGTGGTTCATTGTCTGTTGGCACCTTTCTATTGTCTAATAATTCTACATTCAGATTGTTGGCAAACCTGAGCATGTATAGTTTTCCATTGCTTTCGTAAAAAAGCTGTTGTTTTGCACCTGAATGTTGTTGAAACATGTAAATACTATCAACAGCTCTTTGGTCGCTGCCAGCAAATGGTGAAAAAGCAGATTGATTACTAAAAAGTTTTTCATAACCTAACTGATTGTGCCATGCTTTGTTCTTTGGGTCGTATCTGAAGTTTTCTATTCGATTGGCACTTTCTGTAGGTGCAGGTAGTCCTATGAACACACCTTTCTGTGGAAATACTTCAAGTCTTCTGTCTGTCTTCATTGATTATGCTCCGTCAGCACCTGTTGTTTTTGTCAAAGTTTGGAATGGTCTTACACGTAGCGGTCCTGTTTTGAAACCTTCTTTGATGTAATACGCACTTCTTTGAGTAAGGTGTTTGTTTTCTATCATTTGTAATTCTTTATCTGCCTTTCTTTCATAATACACGGCTTTTGCTTGATTGTCATGCTTCATAAAAAATTCTTGGCATGCACGATAAACAAGGTATCGATGAGTATCATGTGGTGATTTAGGCACATCAAAGTCATCCAACAAGTCAGATGGATAAGCTATGTATCGAACACGAATTGGTGTGATTTCAGCTGGTCTTGGAAACAAGCGTATTCTCCAACGTGTTGTAATGTCTGGTTTGGCTCTTGGTATGTTCATCAAGTCTTCTAATGCTGACATGTCAACTGATGTCATTGGCCATGTAAATGCTGTATTGTCATCATCGATTTGGACGTATGGAAAAGCTGTAATAGGAGCACTATCAATAAAAACTTGTGATAAGTCTCTGTAAAAGTCTTCACTGAATGTAGTAGCACCATCTTTACCAGTTACTGATTTTAGTCTGACATAAAACTTTTTACGGCGTCCAAAAACACCTTGTGATGTTGTATCATTTGTATTGAATACAGGTATTTGATTTGTTCCAATTGTCAATTCAAATGGGTCTGATAATTGACTTTCTACACCACGCCATACATAACTCATTTTGAATTCATAAGTTCCTGCCGGCCATCCAGGTGTCAAACCAGTTGTTGTAACTGTAAAGTCTCTGATTGCACGAGGTGTGTATCTTGTTGCGTCTTGGATACCATTTGGCTCCATGTCGTATGGAACCCAATTGACTGGTGTTCCTGTCATGTCAATTCGTAAGTCTAATTCTTCATCTCTTTTACGTGTAAGTTCGTAAGCATGTCCTAATGCATTACCTCTACCACTACCTGCTTCATCTATGTTTCGTATTCCTACAGAAAGTATTTGTGAGCAGTCCTTTGGCATTCTAAGATAATAAGCTTTGGCCTCTGCAGTAATTGTATCGGCTGATAAACCACCTGATTTCCAATTGACATGCTGTAGGTTTGATGAGCATTTACTTACATGTAATGATGTATTAGGTAAGTCTACTTTGTCAATAACATACAGACCATTGTCATCACTCTCTTCCGCATTGCTGATAACTAAGAAGTCTCCTTCATGATTTATCAAACCTTCTCTGAATGGTTTGGCAATGTTTGTGCAGTTTAGTATTTTATTTTTGAACTTACCTGCAGTTGTATTTGATGCTATTGTAGCAGCTGTGTCTGTTGTGTCTGGATGAGAATAAACATCCAGTGTTTGTTGTGCAAATGTCCATGGTTGGCTAAGATAGAAATTTAGATAAACCTCATTTATTATTCTATTCAACTCTGTATTGTAAGCAGCAACATTTGGATTGTAGTCCAAAATGTTTCCAACCATGTCTCTCATGTCTTTTAGGTTCATTTCTACCTCATAAAAAAAGCCCGCCCACCCGGGCGGGCCCATCATTTAGATGTGATAAATTTGTAAATTAGAATTGTTTTACAATTACAACGTCTGCTACGTTTCCAGATGCTGCTTCCAACTGATAACCTATGATTACCTGAGTTTGAGAAGCTGCATACTGAGTAGCTCGACCACCTGTAGATGAACCACAGATACGGTCGCCAGTATTACCACCAGTTGCAACGTTAGCATCTTTCTTGAAGCCTTTGATTACGACTGTTCCTTGCTCACCGCTTCCGATTGCTTCATCAGCAACTCCGATAGCAAGAACAGTTGCTCCTGCACCACTATTGAGTTTTTTGATGTAAAGCAACTTTTCACCGTCGGTTGATTTAGCAAGGTCAAGACATACAAAGTCTCCATCGCTGATAGCTTCAGATGCAATGAAAGTTTCAACTTGACGTCTATTGGAAACTAATACGCTGTCGGCTCCTACAGAGGCTCCTTCATCAGATGCGAATAGTTTTTGTAATAAAGTAGATGTAGCCATGTTATCCTCCTATTATGCTTCTGCATCCACAAGGAGTCCTTGTGAAGCTAAGTGTTGAACGTAGATTTGCATACGTGTAAAGATGTTAGCTGAACGTGATACATAACCGGAGATGTCTTTGAAGTCGTCCATTTCGAACTGAGCTGCAGAGTCAAAACCAATTTTGATGTATTTGGTGTTTAGGAAGTATGCGCCGATAATACCTTCGCCAGCTGCAGTTCCACCAGGAATCTGAACAGATGAACCAAGGAATGGGTCAGCAAACATCATAGCACCATTGAATGCAAGAGCAAGACGTCCACCGTCAAGAACTTTCTCGTCGATGTATCTTTCTTGTTGTTGCAAAAGTGATTTGTAGTTTTTGTAGTACTGTGGTGAACAGATGATAAGGTCAGGTGCACTTCCATCAGGAGTATTCAACTGACAATCAACATAAAGTGCAGCCATGTCTTCCAACATAGTAGCAGCACCAGATACAGCAGCACCAGCTGATGATACAAACTGATTGTTGAGTCGTTCAAAAGTACCTTTGTCCAATCCACCTACTGTACCAGTCTGAGAACCTACAGCTTGGTTGTCAAAGAATCCACCAGAAGTGTTTCCACCTGCTGTACCTTGTGACAAACCATTGAAAGTATTCAAGTTGGTAAGAATGGAAGATGCATTTGAAACGATTTGTTTTTCAACTTCACGTTGTAAAGCACCCATAACGGACTTCAATCTTGCTTCTGCTACATCGATGATTGCACGTTCGCCTTTGTTTGAGAGTTCTTCTGCTCTTGTAATTACAATAGGAGCAACAAAGTCACACCATGTAAACTCAGCTTGACGCAAACTGTCCTTTACTGCTAGGTTTACTGGTTCATAACCTGAACTCATTTGTGTAATTGTAGAATGTTCTTCTAAGATAAGTGGTACATTTAGTTTTTGTCCACCGTCGTATGTTTCAATTCCGCCTTTTTCTCGCATCTTCTGAAGCAAAGGTGTTGCCTGGAATAACTGGTCAACTTCTTCATCCAGCAAGATACGCAAGGTTGAACTGAGAATGTCATTGCTTATGGCCATGTTATTTCTCCTCTACCCTTTGGGTATAATGTTTTAGCCTTTTTGTTATTGTTTATTGGTTTCGCTAGGTTATTCCGTATGGAGTCCTGTAGAAGGCTTGTCCGAAGTGCGAGAACGGGGCCTGTTATAGTATACATTATTTTTTTCCTTTATTTGCTTGAAGCCATGCATAGATTTCATGTCCTCGTTTCAAATGTTTAGGAATCTGTTGCGTGCCACGTGTGTTTCCTGAGCTCATTTTGAGTCCTACTTCACGCATTCTATTGGTACGCTTTTCTAATTCTTCTTTGAGTTTGGCATTCTCTTTTACTTGATGCTTTCCTTTTACCATAAAGTAAGCGTCTTGTAAACTTATGTCTTCTCTGGCCTTGAGCATTTCAGCAATCTCTGTTTTATACTCCATCAAGTCAGGATTTTCATCTTTGAACTTTTGCAACTCAGCACGTTTCCTCATAACTTCTTGCTCTTCTCTTACAGGTGCCAA